AAGGAAACCTCTACCACTTCTGGTACAGGTACGCTTACTTTAGCTGGAGCAGCGTCTGGATTTCAGGCATTTTCTGCGGTAGGCGATGGAAATACTACTTATTACGCCGTTATTGACGGTACAAACTGGGAAGTAGGGCTAGGAACTTATACGTCAAGTGGGACAACACTAGCCCGGACAACTGTACTGGCTTCTACGAACTCTAATAATGCGGTAAATTTTTCTTCAGACAGCAAAGATGTCTTTGTAGTATATCCGGCTAGTAAGGCAATCTACGGTGATGCGGAAGGCAATGTCACTATAAAAGCCACAGAAACAGGGGATGACAAACCTGCGGTTCTATTACTTCAAACAGGCGAGACAGATATTGCAGCAGATGACGCACTAGGGAAGGTACAGTTTCAGGCTCCAGATGAAGCGGCGGGAACGGATGCAATTCTAGTGGCGGCGGAAATAGCAGCCGTTTCAGAAGGTGATTTTAGCGCAAGTAGTAATGCCACTAAATTGTCGTTTAAAACAGGGGCTAGTGAAGCTGCTACAGAGAAAATGTCTTTGTCCTCTGGGGGGAATCTTACGGTATCTGGCAGCGTTGTTACTAATTCTATTATTGCGACTGCAGACAACATTACGATAGATGCTCAAGAAAGTAACACCGATATTATTTTTAAAGGCACAGATGGCGGAGTCGATACAACTTTTCTGACGATTGACGGTAGTGATGCAGGGAGGCTACACACCAACGGCGGCTTAAACGTTGCATCGAATTTGCGGATCGGCGGGGACGGCAGCACAAGTTACAATCACTATTTCGGAAGAGGGTGGGTTCGTCTAGGCCAAAATGCAGACGGCGACGAGCTTGATCAGTCGGGTATGGGTCTTGCAATTTACGACGATAAAACGGATGGCACGACCTATACTGTAATCAGAGTTTACAACTCCTCTGGTGGAAGCCCTGTCTGGCAAAATCGTTTGAGCAACGCTGTCAAATCTGAGATTGAGTCTAACGGAGATTTTCAGAGCGCAACAAACAGTTATGGGGCTGTTTCTGATGTGAATCTCAAAGAAAATATCGTTGATTCGGGCAGTCAATGGACGGATATAAAAAACATACGAGTTCGTAAGTTTTCTTTTAAGGAGGATAATTTAGACTCTCCAAATATGATCGGTGTCATTGCACAGGAATTAGAATCAGCGGGGATGAGCAAGTTAGTAAAAACACACCTTGAGACATTGCCTTCCGAAGATAGTTCTGGAGAAACACCATTTCTCGATTCGGATGGAAACCAAAAATCGTACAAGAGCGCAAAGTATTCTGTCATTCACATGAAAGCTCTAAAGGCGCTTCAGGAAGCAATGGCGAAAATAGAGTCGCTTGAGTCTGAGATGACTGCTTTAAAAGCAAGAGTCGCAACACTAGAGGCTTCGTAGAGAATGTTCACACTACAGACATTTTCCGAAGCACCTTTTTCCGCAGAAACTATTGCATCAGTATCGGTAACAGTTAGTGCTACAGGTGTGGCTGGCACAAGTGCTGTTGG